CCGTATTCCAATGCCTCCAAAGAAGATAACCAGCACCGATTAGAACGCCTACAGCGAGGGCAATCCAGCCGATCGGAGAGGCGAGTAGGGCTATGCTAAATGCCCTCAACGCCATAATAAGCTTTCCGACAGCTGACACAGACATTAACCACTTAACAGGGGCAAACGCCAAGCCAAACAGTTTCATAAAAGAAGCAACAGCTAAGCTGACTGTGCCCATGATTGCAAGAAAGCTAACAAACCCACCAACCGTAAGCGTGAGAACTCTTGCTACTGCTTTGTTCTCTTGTATGAAATCTGCAAACTTTCCTAAAAGGTCGTTTAGAGGGTTTAGTATAGCTATCAAGGTAGGAGCAACAAGAGAACCAATTACGGACAGCAGGTTTATAAGCGTCCCTTCTACCGCCTCAAGCACGTTTGCATATGTGTTCATCAAACGATTTAACCTTTGTTGAAGGCTTGCTTGGTTATCAAGCTCTTTTGCCATCTTCTCAAGTCCTGAAAAGCCTCCCGCTTCAATCTGCTTCCTCAGTTGTTCGTATTGTTCCTGAAATTCCGCAATTTTCTTTGGGTCGTGGGTTGCTTCAATGCTTTTTCTGATTTCCTCAAGATACATAAGGGCTTCATCCTTCGTTGCAGCAAGTAAGGGGGCAATGGCACGCATACCTTCAAGATCAAAAAGCTCTCTTATTGCTTGCATTCTCTTTAACGGGTCCTGAATTGCAGAGAGTTCTTTTCTGACTGCCATCAGAAATTCCTCAAGCTTAAATGCACCTTTTTCGTCGTAGAAGTCTGCAAGCTTGATTTCAAACTCAAAGCCTTTTGCTTTAAGCTTCTTTATGCGTTCTTCCAGTTCAGGAATTCTCGCAAGGATGGAACGAATGCTTGTGCCCGCCGTCTCACCTGCTATACCGAACTGCTTCAGAGTTCCCAACCACGCAAACATAAACCTTGAAGCCCTGAGCCCTGTGAATCCAAGCTGATTAAGCTCCGATGCAAAATACTTCGTCGCATAACCAATCTGGGTTAGCGTTAAACCACTTGCGAATTTTAGCCTTTGAATTTGATCTGCAAATGCTTCAAAATCCTCTCCCGCCACTTTGAATGCGTTAGAGAAGCTTTGCACAATTTCTGCAACCTCCTTCGGACTTGCCTCCTCCCTGAAGAGCACCCAAAGGTAAGATGCAGCTTTTAATCCACCACCAACAATCTTGTCTATCTCCATACCTGCGGACTTTAGGGCAGTAACCACACGATAGAAGTCCGCTGTCGTTCCCGGAAGTTTTGTTCCGAGTTCTTCCACTTGCTTGTTTAATTCCTTGACTTTCTCAACAGGCAAGCCCTCTTTGGTCATGAGGGCTACTTCCATTTCCGCTTGTGCAAGTTCCAAGCTTTTATAGGCGTCTAAGGTTTTATAGAGAGTAGCCAAAGGTAAGGCTGTGGCTTGTGCGACTTTCAAAGTGAAATCTTCTAATTTTTCTGAAGCACTCCAGATTACCCTCGGGTCAAAGGCTTGCCTTAGGGTTTCTCCAAAACTCTTTAGCTTACTTTGCGTTTGATTTAGTTCATTGTTAAAGTTTGAAACTCCATCCCTGAGGGATGTAAGCTGGCGGGAGAAGTTGTCTATTAGTTGAATAACTACCGCAACAGAGAAGTCCATGCCTATTCATCTTCTAAAAGTGCAGCCTGCTGTTCGTAGTATCCAGAAAGCTTTTTAGCCCAAAACTTCAACTCCGTATAAGCCATATTAGCCAAGTCGGAATAGGAAAAACCGTGCTCAACCATAGCTAAGATTGTGTCTGAACCGACAAAGGGGCGTATATCTCCGTAAATTCTTTCATAAGGGTCATCACATCAGCAAGGGAGAGTTCTTCAAGGTCATCCTCTTTAATGGGTTTCCCGTCAATTTCCGTAAGCCTTACTATCAAAAGCTTAATAATATCGTTTTGCCCAGTTGAGTTTGATAAAGCCCAGAACAAATCTTTACCTTTGCCTTCTTTAATCTTTGCAATCCTTCCACTGGGAAGCGTGAGTTCTTTTAGGAATTCCTTAGCCATCTTTAACCTCCGATGTTAGTCTTGTAGGCTTGGAGAATATCTTGCCCTTCTACCTTGTAGATATTGTTCATCACATCCACTTCTACAACATCCCTGCTATCAACCTCAAGCTTGTAATACAGGACGGAGATGGTGGCTTCCGCTTCTGCGGCTTCTCTGGCTTTGAACTTTCCACTGTCAAACTCTTTGAAAAAGCCTCGCAACTCCGCCTTAACGGGAACCTCCCGGGCTACTCCTCTCTGGTCCCAGTCCTGTTTTGATGCCCTGACGATGATAGTTCTCAGAACGAATGGATTTGAGGCGAGGGCGATAAAATCACCGTAGATGCTGTTGAACTTGATCCTTGCTTCAAGCTTATCAAGTCCAGCAGGGAGTTCCATCTCTCCGTATAGCCCGAGTGCCTTTGCGTCTGCAAACTTGAACCTGACTTTTGGGAGGTCTACCTCTTCAGCCTTAGCTATAAAGTCCGTGCCGTCTATATACACCCTTGCGTTAAAAACTTTGCCGATTTCAATAGGCATGGCTTAACCTCCTGTTAGTTTTTTGAGAAGTTCAATGTTTATCACCTGTTCAAAGGTTATGCGTTCCGCTGGAGTTGGGGGCATTATCTCGTATGTAAAGGTAAGATGTCCGTTTGCGAGGTTGACCTCAGGGTTTTTGTCTTTTAGGAAGTAGCATTTACCGTCTACGAGGGCACCTCTTCCGATAAGGGTTCGGATAAAAGCGTTTACCATGCTTAAAACTCCGTCTATAGCAACGGTTATGGGCTTGTCTAAAAACTGCAAAGTTGCATACTCTATGCTTTCTGCAATGATGTCTGCGGTTCTGCGAACAGAGATAAAGTTCTTTGGGTCTGATTTGGATGGCCACGCAGCGGAGCGGTTGCCCCAAACTCTATAGCCTGTTCCAAAACTGTTAAAGACTGTAACTATGCCGTTTTCGTTTAGAAGGTTAGCCTCGGTGTTTGGGTCGTTGATGGCACAGGTGATGGGGCGTTCTACTCCGATGATGCCAAGTATCTCGTGGTTGGATGGAGAATACCAGTATCCCTCTTCGTGATCCACCTTAGCTATAACTCCCGCAAGCCTTTGGCTGAAAGGCTCAAGGCGTTCAGAGTTCGTGGCAGGGTCGTAGACTTTGAGGTGAGGATAACAAATAACCGCCCTGTAAGCGGAAGTGTTCAGTTGACCACCCGCCCCTCTTGCGTTGATAACCTGCTGAGGAGTCAAACCAGCCGGGGCATCAATCAAAGCCAATGCTCTGTGGGTCTCACAAAGGGCTACCATTTCGGTCATAACACCCGGAGACTCGCAATAAACCGGGCAAAGGATTAGCTTTGCAGTGAAGCCAAAGCGACTATATAGCTCGTCAATTATCTTTAGCCCTGTTCTTTTTCCTGTTGTAGCATCATATGTGCCGATGATGTCGGCGGGAGTGACGGTTGAGGGATCGGGTTGATTATCCGAGTTTTTATGCCTCCGTGGGTCAAAGACATTAACAACGATAACAGTTGAACCTCCGTGATCAAAGATAGCATCAAGGGCGTAAGGGATTGTGTAGCCCGGCGCGGCATCGCCGAAGTAGGTTATGCCATCCTCCCTTCTTAGGACTAAAACAGGGTTGTTAATCGTCTGGGCATACCAGTCGTTTTCAGAAATGCCTGTGGGCTTAGTTAGATGCACGGGTGCAGTTCCGACTAAAAAGATGACCGCAGATTTTACTTCCCTGACTGGAACCGGTCCCTTCACTATTTCTATGGTTTCAACACCGTGCAAGTAATTAGCTGGCATCGCTTACCTCCTTCTTGGTTTTTTGTTTAGCTGGTAAAGGCTCAAGGTAGCCAAGTCCCTCATAAGTCTTGACTACCTCGGCATCAGGAAGTTCAACTTCCTTACCCGGGAAAAGCCGATATTCATCCTGCCCAACCACAACAATTGTTGGGTAAGTTAGCTTTACCTTATACCTCATTTGGATACCTCCGAAACAAACTCTTCACCCTCGTATACAGTTATGCGGGTGGTTAGTGGTTCTTCTTCCTGAGGGACAACAAACCTGCCGTTGCCCTTAAAGCTTAGAAGAAATGCAAACTCTCCGCTTTCGTGGTAGTAAAGTTCAAGCCCCTGAGGGGTAAGGTTAAACTGGGTCTTAAGGCTTAGGGCGGTTAAAATTCTTTCCAAAAGCTCGTAAGCTCCTTGCCCTTTTTCTCTTAAGCTTCTGTAGAAAAGAAACACAGAAACATCAAAGTCCACCGAGAAGGCAAAACTCGCTATCCTTTCAAACTTCGCCTTCTCTATGATATACCAAAGGCATGGTGTTATCTTAGGCTTTGTGAAAAGTTCCGTGGGTTTATCCACTTTAGAGAGAATTGGTAGCCCGAGTGATTGCAAAGCGTTTCCAATTTGTGCATCAAGTTCGGTCAGCATCCTATAACACCTCCTTCAGGCTTCTTTCAAAGATTTTTTTGAAGTGGTTCTCCTCCAGAAACTTTTCCAAAACGGGATGCATATAAGGGCGTGGAGGGATGCCACGTCTGGTGCCTGTTTCGTGATAAACCGCATAAGGAACGGGAGTTCCGATTACTGCCTTCCAGTCTTGGACTTTATAAGTAAAACTCTGTGCAAGGGCGGTTGTCCGATGCAGCTTCTTCTCAGAAAAACCTTTTTTGACCTTATAGGCAAGATAACGAGGGTTTAAGTCTTTCCAATCTACGCCGTGAGACCTACCTTCCGTTTTAAAAATCGTTGAAAGGTCTGTCTGAATTTTTTCAGCCGCCCTCGTGAGGGCAAGCTCGCTGGCTTGTGCAAGCTTCTTCGGGAACTCGTCAAAAAATCTTCTCAGTTCCTCTATATCCATACCATTGCTCCTCTTTTTGGAGATAGTTTTAGCAAGCGTTCCGCCTCAGCTATCAGACTTTTAACATTCATAGTCTGATAATCCTCTGCCCGTCTCCAGTAAAGATTCACACTTGATGCAAGCTCGCTCGCCGCAAGTAAAATCAAAGCCTTCCTTGCTTCTGGAGTGTTAGGCAAGCTATCCACATTTAGCAATCTCTTAGCCCTGTTTATCGCCAGCTCAATGCAATTTTGCAGAATTTCATCAGGTAACGTGCTATCGTTCAGAAACTCCTTAACCTCGTTTGGAGTTATCATTGCTCAGCCTTCCCTTTTTTAGGTTTTTCTTCCACCTTCTCGGAGTAGCCTGCCTCAATCAGAATCCTTGCTTTGTCCTCATCCACATCTTGAACTCCAGCCTCAAAGACAAACTCCTCACCGTTTACCCAGATCTTCACCTTCTCCTTAACAAGCACCCTCATCGCAAACCTCCTTAGTTGCTTTCAATCCGCACGATAGCGGGCTCGTAAAGCCTCTTCACAGCGTAGAACGCCCTCCAGCCCACCGTCTTGACCCTTCCGAGTTTGTCCAGGTTTGTATACGTGGTTTGCAGGGTGTTCCCGTCTATATCCACCACTCCGTAAGCGTTATCACCAAGCACGAGGGTTAGGTAGGCGTCTTTGTTGGTAGAGTTCCTGAGAATAGGGATGGCGGTCGTGGAAACAAACTTCACTCCGAAAAATTCCCCAATGTAGCCGGTTGCGATCGGCTCCTTTCTGGTTATCGAAAGCGTGATTAGTTCATTGTCAGTGAAAAGGTCAAGTAATTTGTCCGGGTGTAGTATGCAGACATAGGAGCCGTCGGGGAACTTGGGGATGTTTGCCCTCTCAAGCTGAATGACAGCTTTTCTTATCTCAGCTTTAGTAAGCTTCTTTGTGCCATCCAGGGCATCCCTTGACCCAGCATCTTCAGCGTAGATAACATTCGTGCCAGATGTTAGCTCGTTCATGGCGATTCTATCAAGAGTCTGCTGGGCGTTATAGGCAAGCAGGTCTACTGCCCTGTCCAGTAGAGGAACAAAGCTTGTGATGTCGGTGAAGTCGTCAAGGTCAATGTAGTTTGCGTATTCCTCCACGGTGGCGGAGACCTGCCTTGTAGCTAAGCTTGCTCCGCTGGTGGGGGTGGGCTGGAAGGTGATGGGAGTCGTATTCACGGGGAGAGGTTCAAAAGCGGTAAAGACTGCAGTCCTTCCTGAATTGCGAGGAAGGCTAAACCTTTGCCCGTACTGGTTCGCCACGAGGTTCTCCTTCACATAAGCAAGAAGCTTTCTTTCATAATACTGAGGAAACAGTTCTGGCAAATCGGTTCCAGTTATAGCCATGATTTACACCTCCTTAGTTAATTTCTCAGCAAGTTTTTTAAGCTCCGCATAACTCATTTCTTCAATAGACTTCTCAAACTCAAGCTGGGCTCTTTGGCTGGATGGCTTATAGACCTCTCTGGCTTTCTCGGTGTATTCATCAACAAGTTCCTTTAGCGTCTCCACATCCGCCTTCTCAATAAGTTTCAAAAGCGGGCTTTTTTCTCCGTCAGCGAGCTTGACAAGCCTGACCGCTTCTCGCCTCAGATGCTCAATATACTTTTGCCCTATCTCTGCAATCTCCTTCAGTGCTAAGTTCTCCTTCTCAAGGGCTGAAAGCTTGGTTTGCAAAGCCTCAACAGCCGAGACAAGCTCCTCTTTTGTCATTGCTTCAAAGTGCTCAAGCATGTTTTGCACCTCCTTTATTGCAATAGTTTTCATACAAAGTTTTGGCTCGGGTGTAGATGCGATGATGTCCGTGCAAGGACGCAAGACTCATCGCTGCCTTAAGCCTATCACAGGAGATTTCTCCCTCCCAAGTGCGGTAAGGATAGCGTCGGTTTTCCGGGTCAAGAAAGTAATCCTTTGGAGCTTTTTCTCTTAGCTCCGGGTCATCCCACCAGTTGGAAACACCGAGGGCTTCCTTCTGACATCCGCAATCACGAGAGTTTAGCACTCTTGCGTTTTTGTCTGCACCTTCGAACACAAAACTTATCTCTTTGAACTCAAGATCTTGAACGACGTATCTGTCTTCAAGCTTTTCAGTCTTGACGATAAGTCCCGCAGACACGCTTTTTATCGGACTTGGGGACATCTGAAGAAGGGCAATAAGTCTTTCGTTTCCTTGCTTTGTAATGCGTAGCCGTGCATAAACTTTTCCGTCCTCATACCACGCTTTCACTACAACTCCGACCATATTTTCAACTTCCCATTTATGATCCAAAAGAACAGGTTTTCCTACAAAGGTGTGAGCTTTTGCTTCAAGTACCTCTTTAGGGAAACAAAGCTTGCCGTAAGAACGATCAATACAGCTTGAAGACAAAGCTACTACATTAAACTCTACGCAGCAATCCTCTTCTGTAAAACCCGCAAGGTTCAGTCTCTCG